CAGGATTAACAGGAGCTTTTTTAGTTTTAGTACCAATTATTGTTAGTGTTGGAGGACTTTTTGCAACACTTGGAACTCCATTGCTTGTTGTAGTTGGAATAGTTGCCTTAGTTATAGCTGTTCTTTGGGATTTGTGGAATGGATTAATGACGGGAGAAAGTTATATTTTTGCTATAATTGATGGATTTCTTGAATGGATAGGTGTTGGGATTACTGTACAGGAAATAATAAATGCCATTAGTGAAGGATTTCAAATGATGGTGGCGTTCGTTGTAGATTATGTAGTTCCAGCTATTTTAGAATCGTGGCAATTTTTGGTAGATGCTTTAATGCTTTTATGGGATGGTTTTACAGATTTTATTTCATCAATAATTGATATTATAGTTGGACTTTTTACTAATAATATTCCACTTGCGGCTCAAGGATTTATAAATTTGAAGAATATCGTCTTAAATATATTTGATAGTATTGTTGCTGCTGCTGCTACGGCAGTTTCCAGAATTTTAAGTATGTTTGCAGATGCAGTCAATAAAATAGGAGATATGGTTTCTGGTATTCCTTTGATTGGTGGAGCAATAGGTGGAGTTGTAAAAGCAGGAGGAAATGCAATTAAAGGTTTATCTGATAAAGCAGCAGGAGTTGCAAACGATAGAAGAAGTTCTGTTCAAACAAGAAAAAATGAAATGAGTGCTAATTCCACTAAAAATAATACAGGAAAGAAAAGATTTAAAATGCCAGGTGGAAACAAGAATAAGGGAAATAAAACTAATCCGTATGGAAAAATGAAAGGTGGAACAGGTGGTGGAAGCTCAGGCGGTGGAAAAGGTAAAAAAGGAGGAAAAGGTGGAGGTGGTGGAAAAGGTAAAGGAAAAGGCAACAAAGGAGGTGGCGGTTCTGGAAGTTCAAAAAACAAAGAGAATATTGAGGAACAGAAAGCAATAGTTTCCGCAATAGAAGGGTTGCAGGAAGTTCTGAAAAAAACAGGATATTCAATTGTAAATGAAATAAAAAGAGCTGACTTATTCGAAGCAAAAAGAAAAGCTTTACTTGATTCACAAAGAAAAGAAGGTGCAGCAGAATTATTTAAACATATAAAAGAAAAATTTTTAGGTGGGAATACTAAAGAAGTAAATAATAAAGTTGAGATAGTTTTAAATGGTTCAAAAACAAGTCATGGAATTAATGAAAATACAAGGCTTAAAGATATATTTAAAATACATTATTCAAGGTCAGGAGGATAGAAAATGAGCTTATGGGATTTAGATAAAATAGATGGTTTCTTTGGAGTGATACCGTTCCATAGTTTATCAAATGAGATAAATTTTCAGAAAGATATAACTTCAAGAAAGACTTATCTAGGATATGAAGATAATGATCACAGATACTTTAAAGCTAAAGAACTGACTTTGGATATTGTTTTTTTTGGGAAAATGGCAAGGTTAAAAATGGGAGCATTAGAAAAATACTGGAAAGAAGATGACAAACAGGTTCTAATTCTGTTGAAAAGAAATCATGTTTATAAAAACATGGTAATCAGAGATATTTCAAGGACTGAAGAGTATATAAAAGATGGAAATAATGTCATTGAAGCAAGTGTGACTTTTCAAGAGATGCGTTATGGAGTTCCTGGTGGGAATTTATATGAAGATGTCAAGAATGTAACTTCTTCTGATAACATGTTTACTCAGATAGTCGGAACTGCTAAAGATAAACTCAAAAACTTTGTAAATCTTTACAGCAGGGCTATAAAGTAGGTGAAAAAAATGAAAATACAATATAAAGAAAAAGAAGTTAAAGACTTAATAATAAAGAATGACTTTGTAGAAATTACTTTTGATATTGAAAACATAGAGAATAAAACTTCTAAAATAGAATTGATTGCATTTGAAAGAAAAATAAAATTTGAACTGATTTATATAAATAAGAAATACAGTTATTTACATGATGAAATAGATCCTGTAATTTTACAAATTATGAATATTGATAATGTATTGTTGTCTACCTTAAAGATAGAGCCTTATCAGGACTTGTTATATATTCCAAAACAGATAACTAATGATTACGATGATCTTATCTTATTGATAGTGCCTAAAAACAAAGAAGGATTAAAAAGTGATTTTAATGTTAAAACTTTAAAAAACTTCACTTTTTTACTATTCAAGAGGTAACAAGAATGAAAGATAAATTTAGATATATAGAAATAAGATTAATGTTAGCCAACAATGTTCTTATATATGATAATGATAACTTTAACATGGATTTTAGGCTTGAAGTAGACAGGACAAGTCAATCTAATGTCCTGGAATTAAATTTATATAACATCAAAGCGAGAGAAAAAGGGCAACTTAGTTTAGAATATGAGTTTTTGAAAGCAAAACCAAGAATAGAACTTTATGCAGGATATAGGGAGAAAAAAGAAATTAAAATAAAAGATTTGATTTTTTCAGGCCAACTTGCAACAGTAAAAAATGAATTTTCTGAACTGGATATAAAATATAGTTTAGTGTGTTTCCAGGAAAAAGATATATTTGTGATGCAGACTCTTAATATAAGCTATCCAAAAGGAAATAAACCAAGTTTTATAGTAAAAGATTTGATTGATAAATTTGGAAGTAAAGATGAAATCAAACTGGGAATAGGTAAAATAGAACTTTTTAAAGATTTACCTTATCAGTCAAATTTTTCAAAATCTAATACTAGTTTACAAAAAATATTTGAAGATATAGCAAAAGATACAATGAGCATATTCTATATAGAAAATGGACTGCTTTACTTTTTGCCAAAACATTCTTTTATCAAAGAAAAAACAGAACTAACACAGATGGATTTATTGAATCTGACTGTGGATGATGATGGATATAGTGTTAAATTAGGTTTTAGGAATTTTAAAATAAATACACAGTTATTTATAGAAGGACTGGAAAAAGATTATGTAATAGATAAAATAACACATAATTGTGATGGAGAAGATGGAGAATTTACAACAGAATTGAAAATACTCGATATGGATATATTTGGACAGAATATGTTAAAGGAACTGGAAGAAATTAAAAAGAAATCTGAAGAAAAACTAAAAAAATCTGAAGAAAAAGAAGAAAAACAACAAGAAAAATCTAAAAAGGAGAAGAAATAATGGCATTCAGCGAACTTGAAAAACATAATAAAATGCTTATTCAAGATGGAATCAATGATATACATACAACATGGATAGGTAAAATTTATGATGTTGATAATGAAAAAAGAAAAGCAAGTGTAAAATTTTTGCAGAAGGCAATAAGAAGTTTGAAAGATGATGTTATACAGACAACTCCTGAAGATTTAACAGATGTTCCTTTATTACCAGTTTTTAGCAGTGACAGTTTCGAAGTATATGTTCCTTATTCTAATGATGACAAGGTTTTTATAAATATATTTGAAAGACCATATGTTGAGGCTTTTCAATCTAATGAAATTTCAGAGCAACAGAGTTTTGGAAGGACAGAAATGGGATTTGCGGTTGTCGAAAGGGCTATACCTTTGGACATTATTTCCGGAGAGCAAAAAAACAACGATAAAATAGTTATCAATAATAAAAAAAACGGAACAAATATTATTTTAGGAAATAGTATAGAAATAACTGGAAATACGATAATAACTGGAAATTTGAAGATAACAGGCGATGTTACTATAAAAGGTAAACTGAAAGTTTCTGAAATAGATACTGAAAGTGGAATAAAAAAAGGTGGAGTAGATTATATACATCCATAGAGGTGAGAAATGATAGCTTTTGAAATGAAAAATGGAGATTTACATTTTAAAGATAATAATCTTATAGTGCTAAATGAAAAAGAAAAAGCAAAACAGGATATAGTTGAACTTATAAAGCATATAAAAGGGACTTATGATTTAAGAACTGAAATAGGAATACCTTGGCTCGATTATATAGGTCAGTTAAAGTCACATGAACGAGAAGATTTGATGATTACATATATGTATGAAAAAATTTCTTCTTATAAAGGAGTAGATTTAAGCAGCATAATTATTGAAAAGTCAAAATCAGAAAACAGGGAAGGTTTTTTTAAAATAAAATTTGATTATTTTGGCGAAGAAACAAAGATTGAAATAGATAGGAGGGAAATAAATGGCTGATTTTAAAATAGAAAACAACGGAATTATTTTCCCTTTATTTTTAGACATAAAAAAAGCAATGGAACAGGAAGGAAAAATACAGTTTGGAGACGATTTTGAAATAAATCCTGAAACATCGCTTGGACAATTTTTGGAAGTATTTATATATATGCTTGAAAATCAGAGTAAACAGCTACAGTTACTTTATTCTCAAATGTGGTTACACAATAAAAATGGTGCAATTTTGTCAGCATTTGGAAGTAACTTTGGGATAGAAAGAATAAAAGGAAAATATGCTTATGGAAACTTAAACATAGAAGGAGTACCAGGTCATATAGTTACAAAAGGATTTCAAGTAAGATCTAAAAAAGGATTATTATATCAGACAGTATCAAATGTATTAATAAACAACGTTGGGAAAGCGGTTGTACAAATAAAAGCATTAGATTTTGGAGAAGAATACAATGCTTCTGAAAATGAAATTGCTGAAAAAGCAACTGGAGATGAAAATGTAAGCAGAGTATATAATTCAGAAATAATCAGTGGTGGAACATTTTTAGAAAGTGATGAAGAACTAAGAGAAAGAATTTTAAATTTATCATTATCAAAAGGTGGAGCTGATATTAATGGAATAAAATCAAATTTACTTAAATTATCTCAAGTTGAGGATTGCGTTGT